TTATGACTTTATGCCTTTTGTCTTCTCTTCATAATATTTATAGAAACCTTTAATTGCGTCACCAAGTTTTTGTTCGTAATCAGCTTTGTTCTTTACGAATGCCTTAGCAGAACCATCTTCACCTGCTTGTAAAATTACAATCTGGTCAATAGGTGTACCAAACAATTCTTCATACATAATTGCATAAGCAGTACATTGAATATAATAATTTTCGTTCCAACTATCAACTCGTTCTTTATTAGCAGTCTTGAAATCAATTACAGATAATTTACCATTGTATTCTGCAATACAATCAACTTGACCTGCAACGGTCAATTTGTTACTATACATGATAGTTTCAAGACAATGAATATTGTCAATCTGTTCAAGGTATGGTTTTAAAAGTCTAAACATACCTAAAGGCAACACATCACGAATAGACGGTGTTTCACCTTTTAAATATTGTTCTACCAAAGTATGCGTAGCTGAACCTCTACGAGCAGCTCGATTCATTTCCCATTTCGCTGCCTCTTCGCCAACATTTTTACGCCATGCGACAAGACCTGGTTTTGGGATTGCACCTAATACGGTTGTAATACTTGGAAAGTTTTTATCGCCGACTGAGTAAAATCTAAAACCATCAATATTTTTACCTTTGGTTTTAGGTAACTTACTCTCATCTAGTTGTACAAAGTTTTTAGTCATATCAATTCCTTTTTCATTCTATATCTATATTATATACACATATTCTCTTATTGTCAAGCCTTAAATGCCTTTTTTGGCATATAAATCATTTAAATAATCTCTACCCGACTTAAACGGTTCTGTCTCTCAGCTGAGCATTGATAAGGCTAATTCAGTAGTCTCATCAACTCTTCTTGTCCAACCTTTACCAAATGTATCAAATGTACTTAACTTCTCATAATATTTTTGTCTTTCACTTTGGTAATCTTTAACACATTTTTCTAAACCATTAGCGTCAACATATTCTTTTAGTTTTGCTAAAGTATTAGGTCCAATACCACCATCTGCAACTGTACCAATCATTGTTTGTAGGTACTTAGCCGCTCTGCCTGGTCCTGCATTAACTCCAAAATCAAAAACGCAAAGGTCTAAACCATTTGGTAGTTCATCACCTTTCATTTTATCCCAATAACCTTTTTTATAAATTGGTGCAACATCTTCAACTGTTAAGTCTTTCATGTCTTTTGTGCCACCATGCTCTTCGTAAACTCTTTTAGTTACACCTAAATTAGTTTCTCCGCCTGGATCCTTAGGATGATTTACATATCCACCTTCATGGTGTAAAATAGTCTCTAGGCATTTGTCGTAGTTTTTTTGCATTTATTTACCTCTTGTTATCTGTAAAAACTTTTCTATTTGTGCCTTAATAATTGGTGTTCTATTTGGCCAATGTATATAAGGTTCATCACTTTTCATCAAGTTATACAAAAAAGGCAAAATTAACTTCTCTGCCTCTTTAAATCTATTTGTAACTTCTTCACTTTCTAGTGTTGTTGTTACTTGGTCTTTTTCAGCCACAATTTGCATGATTTCATTCATCATACTTTTAATATCGCTTACATCTGACTTGACTTTAGCAAGTTCAATATTGTTATTTTCAATAACAGTAGTATCTACCGTAGGCGCTTCTGGTGCTTTACTTACTGGTGTAAAACCCCAATCTTGGTCAAGGTCATACTCTCGTAAATAATCTGGTATATCTGCCATTACTTTTTCCCTTGTTGTCGTTTACGGTGTTTTTCAATCACTTGTTTTGTTTTAACTTCTTTGATACTTTTCTTTTTATATCTATTAGCTAATTCACTAGTAGGGTGAGCATCAGCAATTCTTTGTAGATTGTCATTCCACCCACCATCATTTTTCATATTACCCATACCAACTACACCACTTGATATATTTATAGTAGTCAGCAATTGTTTGATATGTTTATTCTTTGCTAAAAATTCTTCTTTTTCAGCAATAGTCATCATATCATCATAGACCTTTTTGGTCTTTGTATTTTCAAAAGTATAAATTGGCATTAACTTTTAAATGGGTCCTTAACTGTAAAATATTTTTCTAGCATTTCTAATTGGTCATCATACTCTGCTATTACCTTTAGTTCTTTTTCTGCTTCAGTTAATACATCACCATGTTCACCGATACCCACAGATTTTTGTAAAATTACTTCTACATTCATTTTGTGTTTTTCAATGTGGCCAATGGCATGTTGTTTTAAAGCTTCTATCATTTTATCACGCATATTGTTTTACTCCTTCTTGGTACCATTCTGGTATTTTTGCTGGACTTTTCCATGTAGCAAATCTTCTTTTCTCCATAATGTAATACTTTCTATAACTACCAACTGCGTCACCTGGTATTTTACAATGTTCAGGCATTGCTGGTTTAGGGTCTGTAGCTATTTTATTATATTTAGCATTTTGTGGAGGGTGTTTTAATATATCACCTAGTTTCTGTACTGTTAAGTGGTCATCTGTATGATTGTATCTTTTTTTGTATTCTTCATTAAGAGCCATCATGTGTTTGTATAACCAAATATAATTATATGCACTTTCAAACAACCAGATTGTACTAGGGTGTTTTACCCAACCTGCTTTGTATAAGATAGGTTCTAAATTAGAGTTAGGGTGTTTCCACCTTTTAATCTTACGACCATTTTTGGTCTTGTCATAATACTCTGTACCATCTAATACTCTATGACAAGTACATAAAAGTTGTGCTGATTCTAAAATCATTTTTACAATATGTTTATCACACATTTGTTCAGCAGCTTTTACTGGATGTTTATCTACATAAAATACATTCATCAGTTTATCACCTTTCTAAAGTATTCCATACGGTCATACTTTTTACATAATTTAGATAAGACATTAAACCAAAAATCTTTAGCCCAATCAGTTCTTGATTCTCTACAGGCTTTTTCTGCATTTTTGATTCGTCTATCTTTTAAACTTTCTGAAATCATAGGTTCATTATATAACATTTTATACTCTTTGGCAACCACCTATTTGTCGTTCCACTCCATAATTTGGTCAAGTTTTATACGAATTTCGTCTGGATTTAGACCTAATTTACGCATTTCGTTATAATCCTTGGTCTGCATTTTACCCTCACCTATTTTTTTAAGAATACCTTTATAAAATTTTTCTCTATCTCTGACTCTTTTCGCTCTAGCTTTTGCGTTAGTAGCCTCTTTTTGGTAATCTTTTTGGACTTTGGCTTCGTCTTCTTCTTTTGCAACTTTTCTACTCCTCAATGATATATTAGCAGCTATCAATAATAATACAGCCAATGGGTCAAATACAAATATCAATACAATAATTACCCACCTAACAGCCTTATCAAAATGGTCTTTTGCCTCTTCACCATATATTAATTCTGCAATATATTTAATAGGTCCTACTTCAGCCTCAATCTTATCTTGTTCTAATTGTAGTGTGCCTTTTTTATCCGTTAATTCTGCAATCGTATCACTAGCATTATTAATTGCTAATGTTAATGCGTCTCGTTCTGGTTTTTGTTTTTCTCTTTCTTTTAATCCTCTTGTGACATATTCCATGTCAACATATTTTTCTAATGTACTATCTAACAATGAAAGAGTTTTATTTGCTCTTGTAATAATTAATTCTTGTTGGTTTATTTGTTTATCAATCAATTCAATTTTAATATTATTTGATGATGTTGGTTGCACTTGGTCTAAGTGTGCTTTTGATAGAAAACCAAATATACCCATTGATGTAATGAATATTAAAACTACAACAGCAAATGTAAGATAAGCCTTTATAGTTTTTGGTACAAGTTTATTGTGCCAATTGTTATACAACCATGAGGCGGCTACAAGTTTACCAACTTCTAACGCACTACCCATAGCAATAATTGGTACAACTGCACCTGCGAATAAAGTAGCCAATCCCATAATAGAATAACCAGCGGCTATTACAGATATAGAAATGGCACTTAAAAATGTTATTAGTATTGTAAGCATATAAGTCCTAGTCTAATTGAGGTATATCGTATTCTGTTCTTAACTTCTTGATAATACTTTTTACCTTAGGAAAATAGTTTTTATCTGAAGCATAAGCACCAAGTGTTTCAACATATAATAGTGAATCTTCTATACCATTATCTCTTAATTCTCTGTACTTTTCATAAGCACTACCATTATTTAGTATATCAATATAATGTTGAACACTATCACATTCATGCATATAGACTCTAACACCCCACTTTTTAGGATTGTTACTAGGTAACATATGTGGTTCTCTTAAATCATAAGTTCTAATACCAAACAAGTTCTTTCCCTCTAATGCAAATCTACTATTACCCCAACCACTTTCTAAAGCCGCCTGTGCTAATAATACTTCGTATATTACAGGCGTTACATCAGTTGTAGTATTGTAAATATAATTTACACATGCACCTACACTATTAATAAATGTTTGATTGTTTGCTCTCTCAAAATCTGGTTTAGTGTAAGTGTTAATTGTTTCTAAAGTTTCTACAATTTGTTCTAGTTCTTGTTCTTTAGCTTGTGCTTGACTATCTTGATATAGATGATACAAACCAAAACTAAATGCAAATATGGTCACTACCATAAGTGTGCTAGCAATAAGTTTTATCTTTTCTATTAATCTCATTAAGCCCTCTTAACAATGATGTAATCATAACTTGTAATGGACTCTGGTTCATTCTCACCATATTCTGACCATGTACCAATTTCTATATTCTTATTCTTCTTTTGAAAAAATTGTACATTGTCTTTGTCCATATATTTAGCCATGTTTTTAAATATCTTTTCAGATTGTTTTTCTGTAAAATTATTTAATACATCTGTAGCCCAATTACCAGTATAGTAAGTCATTTTAGTTTCGTTACTATTGATAAAATGGTCTAGTTTTTTCGGGACACCACTAATTACTGATTTGAGGTAATGGTCTAACTCTTTTGATTTTCTCACTTGTGACATAATATATTCTCCTTCTCATTTTATAAATCTGCAATTTTGAATTTTTTAATGACATTTTTAGTTGGTATAACAGTTGTGTTACCACCATCTGCAAGTTCATTATTATCATCATAATTGTAGTCACTCATCAAAACATGAACCTTATTATCTTTTTTTACCAACCATCCAGTTGATACACAAATAGCAGGTTTCATTCTTTCTATCTCTTTGATAGACTTCCAACCGGCGTCAGATTGAATATCCTCCCAATACACCAAATAAAAATCATATGTAAATGGTATTTCAGGTACACCGTCTTGAAATTTTTTTGATTTCATACTTCTCCCTACGAACACTCCTTATCAGCAATCTTCGTATCTTTTAATAACGCACACTTATATTTACTATCAGCGTTCATTCTTAATTCAGCGGCTAAACTTTCTAAAATAACAGGTAAGTTTTTTTCTAAAACATCTGTCATTTGTAAAGCAAAGTTATATGCCAACTTTTGCATTTCTGCCTCTAGTACAGAGGTGTCAACACCACTTCCAGAAACAGTTTCTTTAACAACATGACCTAAAACGGCCGTATTGTAGTCGTTTGCCTGTACAGATTTTGCAAAGGCATTTAAACCAAACCACAAAATTGCAAGTAAAACTAATATTTTTTTCATAATATATCCTTTCTCAATATTTATAGGTATAATATACACTAAAAATAGCCTTGAGTCAAGCACTTTTTTTGCTTTATTTTACTTGTTTTTTTGTGGTTTTGTTCTATTTTTGTTCTGGTTCTGGTCTCACAAAACTGTCATTCCAGCCAAATGCTTCTTTAACAACTGATTCGGTCAAACCTTTATACATTTTATTTAAAGATTTATTCTTCATACCAAGTAAAACTTTTGCTTCGTCTTGGTGCAAACCCTCTAACATTTGAATAAACATTTTTTCTTTTTGCACTTTATTGGTATCGTTATCTGCACCTTTAACAAAATGCCATAACCTTTTTGCTTCATTTCTCAATAAACCGTGTTCAGTACCAATTGGTGCTTCATTAGCAATATATGGTGGGTCACCTGCTGGTAAATCCCATACAATATTAGGGTCAAATGCACCTTTTAAAACTTGTTTAAGAGGAGCTGATTCGTTCTCTCTTAATACTGCAATCTTTTTAGGTTTATCTTTTGCGTTGTTAACTTTTTTTAAAATCTCTGACATAAGTTGAACATTCTCACTAATACCTGCTGTATTTTGTGATTGTTTCATCATTGCCGGATTCATTAAATTTGGATTTCTTTGTTGCTCTGCCATAATTTCTCCTTCAATTCATAGACCTATTTATATGTCTGAAAATTTAGTTATTACCATTTCTTTATCTGCAAAGTTTCTATTATAAAACCATTCTCTATAAACAACATCTGTAAATAGTTCTATCACTTCACTATATCTAATCTGGTCTTCTAGTATCATTTTTTCTAATGATTCATATTCGTAGGTATCAACCTTACGGCTGACCTTAAATTCTTTTGCACTTTCTATTAATGCTCTTATATTTCTTAAATGATTACTCATCCTAAGTTAGTAAATATTATATAGAGTACAATTACTGATACAACTATACCTATAAAAAATAACCCCTCCATTAATACTTTCTAACAATGTGTTTTCTTAATGCTCTTGTTAATTCTTCTATCTTATCTATAATTGAAATCAAACTAGGGTCAGTAATATATTTACCTGCCTCTTTAGCTTGGTCTCTTAATGCGTCATATTCTTTAATTGATATTCGTACCATTGGTGTGGTATCTCTAGTTGATTCATTCTCAAATGTTTTATCTACTGAATTATCATCTGTCATAAAAAACCTTTTGGTTTACCTAAATGTGAAAACGGGGGCACAGGGGCCCCCGTCTCCTTAATTTAATTATGC